GCGTGGCATTCGGATAAAGGCCCGTGCGTCGCCATGAGTGGCGACGCGGCACGCAGGAGTGCGTGCGCCACGAATGGGAGGGCGGAAGATGCAGTACGAGAGCGACAAGATCATCGAGTCCAGGACGGCCCCGGGAGTCCGGTACACGATCGCGCGGATCTCGCTGGGGCGCCGGATCGATCTGACGCGGCGGATGTGGGAGCTGGCGCGGAAGGTGGAACGCCTGGAGGCGGGAGACGATCCGCGAGAAAAGCTGGAGGGGGCGCTGCTGGCGGGAGAGATCGACCGGCTATACCTGAGCTGGGGACTGATCCGGGTGGAGGGGCTGACCCTGGACGGGCAGCCGGCGACGCCGGAGACGCTGATTGCGGCCGGCCCGGAAGAGTTCTGCCGGGAAATCCTGGCGGCGGTCAAGGCGGAGTGCGGGCTCACGGAAGAAGAAAGAAAAAACTGATCGTCGCCTTCCACTTCTTCGGGTATTCGAATCCAGCCGCGTGGAGGTGCGACGAATGCCGGCGGAACGGGCTGGAGCGCAAGCGGAGATGCGGTTGGCAGCAGGAGGGGCAGGAGAGCGGGGCAGGGGTAGTGTGGGCGCGCCGGAGAGTATCGACCACAGAATGCCCGAGGTCGTTCATCACCGGGGAAAGTGTGGGCTGGCTCGAGCAGTTCCACGCATGGAGGCGGCTCGGGTACCCGGAGGCGCGGAGCCTGACGGCGCGGCAGGCGGAGGCGATGCTGCTGCTGGAAGACGAGCTTGCGCAAGAGGTGAGACGTGGCCACGACTAACAAACAACTGACCGCCGTGTTGAACGTGACGGGGACGGGCAGTAGCGTCAGCGAGGTGCTGGCCGGGCTGGTGGGCGACTTGACGGCCGGTTTGCAGGGGAACGCGCAACTGGCTGCACAGTTCGGACAACTGGCCCTGGTGAACCAGACGCAGACCGACGCGGTGATCCAGAACACGCAGGCGCTGCTGGGGAACACGGCCGCGCAGGCCAGCGCGGGGGGCGGATCGGCGGTGAAGAGCGCCGGCAGCGTGCTGGGAAAGATCCTGGGAAGCGGTCTCGGGCTCTCGCCGTTGATCACCGGGCTGGTGAGCCTCTTCACGGGCGGAGGAAGCACACCGACGCCGCCCGCCTTGATCAAGTACACACCGCCGCCATCGGTTAACTTCGAAGGCAGCATCACACGCAGCGAGGCGGAGGCGCCTTTGCTGAGGTCTGCGCCGCTAGCGGCGGCCGACAACGCCGGCAGCACTGGCCGCAGCGAAGCGGCAGCGCCTTCGGAACCGGGGAGCGGAGCGGGTGCGCGAGCGATCGCGCCGCAAATCACGATTCAAGTGCAGGCGATGGACAGCCGTTCGTTCATGGACCACAGCGACCAGATCGCGCTGGCGGTGCGCCAAGCCATGCTGAACTCGCACTCGCTGAACGACGTGGTGAGCGACCTATGAGCGTGTTTCCGAAACTGAAGACCGGGGCGGTGGCGCAGTATCCGGCGAGCCGGTCGCTGGCGCACGCGACGGAAGTCGTGCGGTTCCTGGACGGAACAGAACAGCGGTACCGGGCGCGCGGGACGGCGGCGCGGCGGTGGGAGATCCGCCTGGATCTGCTGGACGAGACGGAAATCGCCCGGCTCCAGGAGTTCTTCGTCGCGGAGCAGGGCAGGTTCGGAAGCTTCTCGTTCGAGGACCCGTGGGACGGGAGCGTACACGCGAATTGCAGTCTGGAGCGCGACGAATTCGAATTCGTACTGCTGGGAGAGGCGCGGGGCAGGCTGGCGCTGGTGGTGCGGGAAAACAACAACTGAGATGCTCTACTTTCCACAGCTCGTGAGCGGCGCGACCGGGCAGTTTCCGGGGACCAAGCGGGTGCTGCGGAGGACGGTGGTGAACGAAGCCGTCGACGGCAGCACGGTGAAGCTTGCGGACCCAACGGCCAGCGCGCGGGAGTGGCGCCTGGCCCTGGCCGGCCTGACCGACGCGGAGTGGAACGCGATCGAGACGCTGTTCGAGGCGGTGGAAGGGCGGCTGGGCTGTTTCACGTTCCTGGATCCGTTCGACAACCTGTTGAGCTGGAGCGAGGATGCGAGCGCGGCGGCCTGGATCAAAGAGGCCGGACTCGCGGTAACCGGGGGCATCGCGGACCCGCTGGGAGGGACGGGAGCGGCGCAGATCGCGAACCAAGGCGCATCGGCGGCAAGCATCCGGCAGTCCGTGAGCGGGCCGGGGTGGTATCGGTACTGCCTCAGTGTGTGGGCCCGCAGCGCGGCGCCCGCCAGCATCACTCTGTTCCAGAGCATCCAATCGAAGTCCGCAAGCCAGGAGTTTGCGATCGGGCCGGCGTGGGTAAGGCTGGAGTACAGCGCCAGTCTGGCCGGCTCCGAGGAGGCGGTGGAGTTTGGCGCGACGATAGCGGCCGGGGGCGCCGTGGAGCTGTTCGGGTTCCAGGCGGAGGCGCAGATGGGCGCATCGAAATACAAAAAGACAACCGGGCGGAGCGGGGTGCACGCGAACGCGTCGTTTCTGGACGACACGCTGACGCGAACCGGGGACGGGGTGGAAGACAACTCCTGCCAGTTGCTGATCCGGGCGAGTGGATGATGGCGACAATCAACGAGCTCAAGGAACAGAGCGTTACCGAGACGCCGCTGCTGCTGTTCGATTGCGAACTGGCATCGGGGGCGGTCGAGCGATGGAGCACGCACGGGGTGGACTTCGAAGGCCACCGTTACGAAGCGCGGGTGTTGCGGCACAACCTGATGGACTTGCAGGCGGGCGCGAATGAAGGCATCGACGCGCTGGCGCGGGTCTCAATCAGCCTGGCAAACGCGGACTCGCATTTTTCCCAAATCGAACGGAACACGGGCTGGAAGGGCAGCAAGGTCACGGTGCGGTTCGTGTTCTTCGACCTGCGGGAGGGGACGGCGGCGTCGGAGGCGGAGGTGCTGTTTCGCGGGATTGCGGATGCGCCGCAGGAGATCACGGAAACGGCCTTACGGCTGAGCGCGAGCAACAGCCTGAACCTGCAACGCGTTTCGCTTCCGGATGTGAGGGTGCAGAAGCGGTGCCCATGGCGGTTTCCGGCGACCGCGGCGCAACGGCTGGAGGCCGTGACCGGCGGGGACGCGAGGCACCAGTACGGGCCGTTCTACCGCTGCGGCTACTCTCCGGACCAGGAGGGCGGGGCAGGAAACCTGAATGCGGGACCGCCGTACACGACCTGCAACCGGACCAAGCCGGATTGCGAAGCGCGAGGGATGTTCTCGCAGGACAGCAGCGCACGGCCGACGAGGCGGTTCGGGGGAATCGAGTACGTGCCCGCGAGCACGCTGGTGCGGAGTTACGGGGACAAGGCGTACCACGTTTCCGACCCTGTCGACAACGAGGCGCGGTACAACGATTTCGTGCCCCTGATCTACGGCACGGCGTGGTATTCCCCGCTGATCGTATTCTCGAAGAACGACGGGAACCTGACCCGGATGGAAGTGTTGCTGGGGATGGGCGAGATCACGTCGGTGCTGCAGGTGCTGGTAAACAACATCGTGATCCCGGAGGGGCGGCCGGGAACGAACATGACGGCCACCGGATGGTTCAGCATGGTCACGACGGGGGGCCGGACGGGCGGTTTCGACTGGAACTTCGCGGACGGGGCCGGCAATGCGCTGGGGGACCCTTACGGCAGCATGGCGTTGCTCTCGGTGGTGGTCCCAAACCGGATCAACAGCGGAACGTCGTTGCCGCAAGTTCAGGCGCTGATCCAGGGAATGAAGCTGGAGCAGTTCGCGGCGGACGGCAGCTTCCTGTGCCAGAGCTTCACGAATAACCCGGCGTGGGTGTTGCTGGATGTGTTGCAGCGTTGCGGCTGGAGTCTCGACGATATCGACCTGGGGAGCTTCGGGCGAGCGGCGGCGTACTGCGCGGAGCCGATTCCGGCGCTGGACCTGTTCGGGAACGCGATCCAGATTCCGCGGTTCCAGTGCAACCTGGTGGTGCGGAACCGGCGGAGCGCGGGCGATGTGGCGCGGGGGATCCGGAACGGGGCCCGGCTGTTCCTGAGGTACGGCGCGGGGGGCCAGCTCGAGATGGGAGTCGAGAACACGCTGGCGCTAGAAAGTCCGGCCAAGCCGGCGGGGAGCAACAGCGAGGCGGCGCTCGACGGTGGATGGCCAAGTTACGAGTTCGGCGACGGCGCCAACGGGTTCTCCGGGATTCTGAGGAAGACGAACGGGGAGCCGGCGATCCGCGTGTGGTCGAAAAGCGTGGCCGAGACGGCGAACCGGGTGAGCGTGGAGTTTCAGGACGCCTTCAACGACTACCAGCAGGACAGTCTTTCACTGACAGACTCGGACGATGTGTCGGCAGCCGGACAGGAAATCAGCCTGACGCTGCCGGTGTTGGGAATCCCGAATTTCGATCAGGCGGCCAGGGTGGCGAAGTTCTACCTGGACAAAGCGATCGCCGCGAACACCTACGTCGAGTTCGAGACCAGTGTGCGCGGGGTGAGTCTGAAGCCGGGGGACCTGATCACGGTGACGTACCTGAAGGAGGGCTTCGACCGGCAGCCATTCCGCATCGTCAAAATCGCCCCGGGCGCGAATTACGGGACGGCGCTCATTACCGCGCAGATCCACCAAGACGAGTGGTACACGGACGACAACACATTCGAGAACTCTCCGGTACGGCGGCAGCCGGGCGCGGGAGCGGGAGTGCCGCGGCCGCTGGTGGGGAAGGTGCTGGACGCCGAGGGGACGCCACAGTTCGAACTCGTCGAGAAGAGCGGCGAGGGCGCGGACGGAGGCACGAGCCTGACGCTGGCGGTGGGGTTCATCGTGCCGAGTCAACCGGCAATGTCGGGGCTGGGAATACCGATCATCAGCCTGGCGGCGCAAGCGGAGACGGCGAGCGGAAGTCTGGGTGGAGACCAGACCCTGTATTACGCGGTTACGGCGACCGACGCAAGCGGAGCGGCGAGCGGGCTTTCGTTTGTGGTGCGGGCCACGATTCCACCGGGAACGAACACCAATCGGGTCACGCTCGGCGGGCTGAGCTTTAGCGCGAATTCGTCCGGGTTCAACGTGTATCGGGGGCCTACACCGCAGCAGTTGTTCCGGATCGCGTCCAACCAGGGGATCGCGCCGACGTTCACCGATCCGGGCGCGGCCATCGGATTGGAGCCGCCGCCGGACGCCAATTACGACCACGCGGATTTCTACTGGCGGCTGGAACTGCAGCCGGAGTGCGTGGCGACCACGTACTCGAGCGACACCGTTGGGAACTCGACTCTGGGGATGGGAGTGAACGGCTACCAGGGCATGGTGGCGCGGATCACCAAAGGAACGGGCGCGGGGCAGGAGCGGGCGATCGAGTCCAACGATGCCACTACCCTGACCGTGCGGCGGAGGTGGGATGTTATCCCCGACACGACCAGCTACTTCGCGATCGCCGAATCGGGGTGGCACTTCGGGGCGACCGGCGCGAGCAGCCCGGTGGAGTTCGAGATCCCGACGCGAGTGGGGGCCACGCTGCA